AGTCTATGTCTAGCTATGCATTTAGACAAGAGTTTATGGCTTCCTTTGAAGCACAAGGCTCAGATATTTTTAAAGAAGAGTGGGTTAAGGTTAGTAAGGAAGAGCCTGATATGGGCAACTACTATCTAGCTATTGATATGGCTGGCTTTGAAGATGCTAATAAGAGAAAGAAAAAGAGCAGGCTTGATAATACATCAATAGCCTGTGTAAAAGTAAATGAACATGGTTGGTTTGTAGATAACATTATCTATGGCCGTTGGACATTTGAGGAAACAGCAAGAAAGATATTTGAAGCAGTAGACCACTATCAACCTGCTGCGGTAGGTATTGAGAAAGGTATCTCAAAGCAAGCAATCATGTCACCACTAAGCGATATGATGAAGCAACGTCAAAAGTTTTTTCGTATAGAAGAACTAACACACGGCAACAAGAAAAAGACTGACCGTATTGTAGCTGCTTTACAAGGTCGTTTTGAACATGGAGCTATTACTATTAACGAAGGAGATTGGAACACAGAGTTTTTAGATGAGCTATTTCAATTCCCCAACCCACAAGTACATGATGACTTAATTGATGCACTAGCTTACATAGATCAACTAGCAAATGTTTCGTACTACTATGATTATGAAGAAGATACCTTCGACTTACTAGACCCAATAGCAGGATACTAATTTTATGAATGACGATGATATGATTCACGGCCAGACCTTAGAGTCTTGGGTAATTAACAAGTGTGACCAATGGCGTGATCACTATGAGAGCAACTACGCGGAGATACATGATGAGTACTATCGTATCTGGCGTGGTATCTGGGACAAGTCAGACACTATGCGTGACTCTGAGCGTTCTCGCCTTATCTCTCCTGCTACACAGCAAGCAGTAGAAAGCTCTGTTGCAGAGATTGAAGAAGCTACGTTTGGTCGTGGTAAGTTCTTTGATATTAAGGATGACCTACAAGATCCAAATCCACAGGACATTGGCTTTCTACGCAATCAATTAGACGAGGACATGCACTTTGCTAAGACACGTTCTTCGGTAGCTGAGTGTCTTATTAATGCTGCTGTATTTGGTACAGGTATTGCAGAGCTAGTCTTAGAGGAAGTGGTAGACCTCAAGGCGGCTACTCAACCTGCTCCTGAGACAGACATGATGGCAGTGGGTGTTATGGAATCTGAAAGGTTCCTAGTTAAGTTAGACCCAATCATGCCTCAGAACTTCTTAATCGATCCTCTAGCTACTAACATTGAAGATGCAGTGGGTGTAGCCATCGATAAGATGGTTCCTTACCATCAAGTTAAGCAAGGTATTGATAATGGTATTTACTTGGACGTAGAGGTAGAGAAGGACGTATACGACCCAGAGCTAGAAGATGCCAGTAAGATTACTACGTTATTTAATGATGACATGGTACGCCTAACTAAGTATTACGGCCTAGTACCTACAGAATTACTAAGTAATGTATCTGACGATGATGAAGTTGAAGATATTATCCCAGTGGACAAAGACCAAAGCTATACTGAAGTAATTATGGTTATTGCTAATGGTTCTACGATCCTAAAGATTGAGAACAATCCTTACATGAAGAAAGACCGACCAGTGGTTGCTTTCTCTTGGGACTTAGTACCATTCAAATTCTGGGGTCGTGGCATCTGTGAGAAGGCCTACAACAGCCAGAAAGCATTAGACACTGAGCTACGCGCACGTATTGATGCTTTGGCTCTTACAGTGCATCCTATGATGGCTGTGGATGCCTCACGTATGCCTCGTGGTGCCAAGCTAGATATACGAGCTGGTAAGACTATTCTTACTAATGGTAATCCTGCTGAAATCTTGCAGCCATTTAAGTTTGGTCAACTAGATCAAGTGTCCTTTGCTCAGGCAGGTCAGCTACAATCTATGGTACAGCAAGCTACTGGAGCTATTGATAGTGCTGGTATTCCTGCATCAATCAATGGTGAAGGCACAGCAGCAGGTACGTCAATGGCTTTGGGTGCAATCATTAAACGTCACAAGCGTACATTGATTAACTTCCAAGAGAACTTCCTAATACCTTTCGTAGAGAAAGCAGCGTGTCGTTACATGCAGTTTGCTCCAGAACTATACCCAGTTAAAGACTACAAGTTTGTAGCTACCAGCTCTCTAGGTATTGTTGCTCGTGAGTACGAAGTAACACAGCTAGTACAACTACTACAAACTATGTCTCCTGAGTCACCAATGTACCCAATGTTAGTAGAGTCTATTGTGGATAACATGGGCTTGTCTAATCGTGAGCAAATTATCGCCCAGTTGCGACAAGTTAATCAGCCTAATCCTGAGCAGCAACAAGCGCAGCAAATGGCACAGCAGCTACAGATGGCTACAGCACAGGCTCAACTAGAGGCTATTCAAGCAACTACCCAAGAAACAATGTCTCGTATTCAGCAGAATCAAGTTGAGACTCAGTTGTTACCAGTAGAAGAAGAAACTAAGCGTATAGCAGCTATGGCTAAGACTATGGGCATGGATGACTTTGAAAAGCTAGTTGAGTACGCAAAGCTAGAGCTTAAAGAAAAAGAGCTTGACACTAAAGAAGATATTGTACGTCTACAGATGTCTAGTCAAAAATAAACCTTGACAAAAGGTGTACAATAGTGTATAATAGAGGTATGTCCTAGACATTAATATAACAAGGAATAAAAAATGATAGACAAAGAAGTAGAAAACTATTACGAAGCCTACTTTGATTTGTTTATGCAAGCAGGTTGGCAGCAGTTTATGTCTGATGTCCAAGCCGCTTCAGATTCAATTCAATTACTTGCAATCCAAGATGCTAAAGAGTTACACCTAGCTCAAGGACAACTGCAAGTTTTTCAACGCCTCCTAAACTGGCAGGATTCCATAACTAATACTTATGATTCCGTAGTAGCAGAGGCAGAGCAAGAGGAGTTAGATGCGTAAGCTATTTGACTTCAAATGCAAAAATGACCACATAACAGAACATTTCACTGAATCCGACCAAGAACAAGTGTTATGTCCTGAATGTGGTCACACATCAACGCGGATAATCTCTGGTACTTCTTTTAAGTTAGACCAATCCTTTGCAGGAGAGTCTATCAAATGGGCAAGAATACACGAGAGAGCCGCTAAAAACCACTAACTAATTCCACAATACTTTTATAAGTACGGAGCAATCATTAAATGGCTAAGATTATTGATCCTCTTGATAATCAACAAGAGTTAAATCTACAAGAACACGAAGAACTTGTCAACTTATTTGACACAGATACACCAAAAGAAACAAAAGTCGCTGAGAGTCCTCAGACAACGACTGAAGAAACTAAAACCGAAGAAAGCAGTGTTCCTGATAAATATCAAGGTAAGTCTATCGAGGAGATTGTGCAGATGCACCAAGAAGCTGAAAAGCTGGTTGGTCGTCAAAGTTCTGAGGTTGGTGAGCTTCGTAAAATCGTAGATGACTTTATCAAGACAAAGGCAGACGAAACTAAGCAACCAGAAGTCCCAGATAATTCGTCAGTAGACGATTTAGACTTTTTTGAAAATCCTAATGAAGCAGTGAGTAAGGCTGTATCCAACAGTTCTGAAATGAAGCAGATGAAGGAGCTACTTGCTAAAACAAAACAGCAAGAAGTTCTAGCACAGCTTCAGAGTCAACATCCTGACTATGTAGACGTTATCCAAGACGATGAGTTTGCTAACTGGGTGAAGGCATCGGATGTAAGGATAGAGCTACTACAACGAGCTGATAAATACGATCTTAATGCTGCTAATGAGCTGCTAACCAACTGGAAGCAGATTAAAGGCGTTAAACAAGTTACGCAACAAGATCGTAAGCAACAGATCAAAGCAGCTTCTACAGGTGGTAAAGGTTCTGGCGAGCCTACCTCAAGAAAGATTTATAAACGTACTGACATAGTTCAACTAATGATAAGTGACCCAGAACGCTATAAAGCTAATGTCGATGAATTTGACAGAGCTTATAGAGAAGGTCGCGTTAAATAATCTAACTTATAAAGGTATATAAAAAATGGCAGGTTTAGGTAATTCAAATCACGTCACACCAACCAATGTGGACGCTTTTGTCCCAGAGATTTGGTCAGACGAAATCGCAGCAGCTTACAAGTCTAATCTTGTAATTGCTAACTTAGTAAAGAAAATGAGTCATGTTGGCAAGAAAGGTGATACACTTCACATTCCTAAGCCAGTACGTGGTTCAGCTACTGCTAAGGCAGAAAACACTCAAGTAAACCTAATCGTTGGTGCTGATACAGACTTTACAGTTTCTATCGACAAGCACTACGAGTACTCACGTTTAATTGAGGACATCACTGACGTTCAAGCTCTACCATCACTACGTTCTTTCTACACAGAAGATGCAGGTTATGCTCTAGCTCGTCAGATTGATTCTGACTTAGGTAATCTAGGTAACTCACTATCTGGTCGTTACTACATGGACGCTGGTGCTACAGGTGCGTTGACAGCTTATGCTGCTGACACAGTTCTAGCTGCTGACGTATTCACTGATGTAGGCTTCCGTACTGCAATCCAATTGCTAGACGATGCAGACGTACCTATGGACAATCGTTTCATGGTTGTTCCTCCTTCAGTTAAGAAGGACATTCTAGGTATTGACCGCTTCAATAGCTCTGACTTCGTTAATGGCCGTCCAGTAGAGAATGGTTTAATTGGCGAAATCTACGGTGTTAAAATCTATGTATCAACCAACCTACCTGAAGTCGAAAGTGCTGCTGAAAACGGTGCTAACGGTCGTGTAGTTGGTGGTATTCTAGGTCACCGTGATGCGTTCATCCTTGCAGAGCAAATGGGTGTACGTGTTCAGACACAATACAAGCAAGAGTTCTTAGGTGACTTGATGACTGCTGATACAATCTATGGAGTTGCAGAACTTCGTGATGGTGCAGCTTTACAACTGGTCTTTGCTTCTGACGCTACTCCATCAGTTGCAGCACCGTAAGACAATTTGTAAGTAATATGAGGAGAGGTGGGAAACTGCCTCTCTTTTACTAAGGAAATTATTTACATGAGTCCTAAGAACGAGATAGACCCAGTAGAGTATGGGAAGCTACTTAGCAAAGTAGAATCATTAGAAGAAAAGGTAGGCTCGATGGAGCTTGACCTAAAAGAATTATTAGAACTAGCCAATCGGTCGCGTGGCGCATTTTGGGTAGGTCTTAGTTTAGCATCGTTTATGGGTGCTTTGGCCACTATATTATTTAAACGATTTTTGGGGTAGTGCATGGCAATATATCGAGGTGATGGTGGAGCAGGTGATGCAACCACTGACATTACAATCAATGCTGTAACTGCAAAAGCTACAGAAGCCGCTACTTCCGCTACCAATGCTGCAAACTCAGCTACTAGCGCATCAACATCAGCGAGTAACGCAGCAACTTCAGCAACAAACGCAGCTAACAGTGCGACAAGCGCAGGTACATCAGCTACCAGTGCAAGCACTAGCGCGACTAATGCTAGTACATCAGCGTCAACTGCTAGTACAGCAGCAACTGATGCACAGGCCGCACAGACAGCAGCAGAGACAGCAGAAACTAATGCTGAAACTGCTGAAACTAACGCTGCTGGTTCAGCTACCACAGCCGCTTCATCTGCAACTAGTGCTGCTTCTTCGGCCACTACTGCAACAACTAAAGCTAGTGAGGCAGCCGCTTCCGCTAGTGCCGCAGCAACTTCCGCAAGTGCTGCATCGACAAGTGCTAGTAATGCTAGTACATCAGAAACTAACGCTGCTACAAGTGAAACCAATGCTGGTAACAGTGCTACTGCTGCTGCTTCTAGTGCATCAAGTGCAGCCACTTCAGCAACTACAGCAACTACTAAGGCAAGCGAAGCATCTACCTCTGCTGCTAATGCAGCTACGAGTGAGACTAATGCTGCAACGTCAGCAACCAATGCTGCCACTTCAGAAACCAATGCAGCTAGTTCTGCAAGTAGTGCATCTACGTCTGCTTCTACAGCTACTACACAAGCAAGCAACGCAGCTACTAGTGCTACCAACGCTGCTACGTCAGCCACTAATGCTGCTACTAGTGCATCAGCAGCCAGTACGTCAGAGACTAATGCAGCTAATAGTGCCAGTGCAGCAAGTACCAGCGAGACTAATGCAGCTAACTCAGCTACTGCTGCCGCAGCTAGTGCGGTAACTGCTGCTAGTTATACACCAAGTCAAACAGGCAACGCAGGTAAGTTTTTAACTACAGATGGTAGTGTTACTTCTTGGGGTGCTGTTAGTGCAGGTGCAACAGGTGGTGGTGATGACAGGGTGTTTTGGGAAAATGACCAGACAGTAGATACTGACTATACTATTACTACAGGTCAAAATGCTATGACTGCTGGCCCAATTACTGTATCAAGTGGTATTAGTGTTACAGTTCCTTCTGGCTCAACTTGGACAATTGTATAATGGCTCTTAAATTATTTAACGACAGTGGTGTTGCTAAACTTCAAGCTAATGATGGCGAAGAAAGTATTACTGCTACAGCAAATGGTGCTGTAAAACTTTACTATGATAATGCAGAAAAGTTAGCAACTACCTCAACAGGTGTAGATGTAACAGGTGATTTAAAGTTCAACTCAGGCTATGGCTCTGCTGCTACTGCCTATGGTGTTAGAGCTTGGGTAAACTTTAATGCTAGTGGTACTGTATCTGTTAGAGGTAGTGGTAATGTATCTAGTGTTACAGACAATGGTGTTGGTTATTTTACTATAAACTTTG